CTTGGTTATTTGGAAAACAATGTGTACTACCAACTTTAGTTAAAGTATTAGATACGGAGATAGAAGATACCTTGATAGCTAATCTATCCACAATAGCACAACATAGCCAGATGCTTAGTATAATTGGTGTTGGCTCAAAAAGACATGACCCTATAATGTCGGAGATATTTGAGGAAGAGTGTGGCACAGAGTTAACTAAACAGGAGGTTAAAGATGGATAAGATTGAGGAAGTAAAGAAGGTACTAAGAGTTCTTGTAGGAAATACAATACAAAGAGCAGGAAATGAGGACAAAATTAAGGAGATACCACCTCTAATGTATCTTGCTAGTAAGCAAATCTGCCAGTTATTTGAGACAAAGGCAGACGAGAGTAGGTTGCTGTTATTTGAGGAACGAGAGCAGTATTGGGAGGAGAATAGACATTGTGCAGGATGGCAAACTTGGAAGATGCTCAAAGCTCAAGATACCAAGACAGCCTCTATCCTTGAGCAGAAGTGCCAGGATAGAGTGGATAGGATATTTAGAGAGATAGACAATTTATTCAAGTGGACAGAAACACATTATTCACCTGATGGCAATGTGGGTACACCAGATAGTACAGGTGGTGTAGTTAACATAGGAACTGAGTACGTTTTAATGAATAAGGATAAATATAAGGCTCTCAAGAAGCAGGAGGGGGTAGATGGGTAAAGAAGTACAGTTGAGAGAAGCACTTAAAAAGGATTTCAGGAAACTATATGTTGAAGGCTACACCACTACTTGGGAAAGTGAACGTATGGTTAGGGAAATTGAAATAGACAATATGAGTTTAAGTAATACATTAGTCCTCTTTAACAGTGGGAAGATTAGCACGCTCTCTAGGAGAAGGAGGAGATAGATGAAAAGAGTTAAAAGAACCAATACTAGCTTTTTCAAGGTAATAGTAATGCTTGGTTTAATAGGTTGTAGCATAGGCTTGTTAGTCATCTTCACATTCACAGCAATATATGGTAACTTCCCGATTAAGGAGGCAAATCCTTTTATACTAGCTGGTGAAATTGCCCTACCTTTATTCCTTATGGTGAGTGGGGTGCATTATTTCTACAAGGAGATTAGAGGATGAGCCTAGAAAAGATAAGTCTTGCTATTAAGTGGTTTGGCTACTGGCTGCACAAAAGGTTAGTATACCCCTGCTGCAAAAAGGAGTCTAAAGGATGACAGCAGGTAACATACTAATCAACTTTATGGCTATAGGAATGGCTTTAATATTTGCTATTATATTTGTCCTTATACTTATAAAGGGAGAGGAGAAACTAATTGAACCAAGAAGATGGGTAGCGCTAATTGAATTTGTCCTTATGTCTGCCATCATAGCATTGGCACTGTATAATTTATGGGAGGGAATATGCCATTAGAATGGTTCGTATGTCCAGACAAGGAGATTGTCAAGGTAAAAGACTGCCTAAACAAATGCAAAGGACCAGACAGGTGCTTGACACTACCAACTTTAACATTGATATCCCAACAAAGGGAGTGGAATGGGATACCTAGCACCACACAACTGCTGAATGGTACTATGATGGAATTCTTGAAGCTCACTCAACCATATGCCATAGACCCTGATAAGATGGCGTTTGCTTTGCTAGGTAGTAGGCATCATAAGAACCTACAAGAAGTGGCTAAGCAGTTAAACCTACCTGCTGAGGTAGCACTAACTACTGATGACAGGGATATATTTGACCTACTAGAGCCTGAAGGTGAAGCATGGACTTTAACTGACTACAAAACTTGGGGTAGTTACAAGGTAGCTAAAAGCCTAGGTATAGTAAAGGTAGGTATGCAAGATGACCCTAGTGGTGATGTGTATAAAACAACCAGTAAGTGGGGTAAGAAGGGGGAACCTAAACAAGTGCCAGTGTTTCAGGTTGTACCTCAAGAGGTTGATATGTCCGAGACAGAACTACAGTTAAACCGTTATAGGGTGATGCTGGAGGAAAGAGGTGTAGCTATAGGCAAAATGCAAATACAAATTACGGTTAGGGATGGTGGGTTGGCTGTAGCTAAGTCAAGAGGGATTGAAAGGAATACCTACAAGATAGCGGTTGAGAGATTGGATGACAGGATAGTTAACAACTACTTTAATGAGAAAGCCAGTAGCCTACTTTCCGCATTAAATTTAGGTAAGTGGGATTCACCCTGTAATGAGGAGGAGTGTTGGGGAGGTACCAGGTGCAAAAACTATTGTGATGTGGCTAGATACTGTCCTAAGGGAATGTTGTACCAGGAGGGGAAGTAATGAAGATACTCCGCACAGATGATGACCAATTACGAAGGGAGATAGCAGAGGAATACAAAAAACTTTATTACAAAATATATGGTAAGAGAAAACCACATACACTGTCTAGTATGGAGTTGGATAACATTACCACTGAAGCTAGTAAGCGAGTCCAAGATAGAAGGAGAGGGAGGTTAGTAGAATGATTAACTACCCATGTTTAGACAACCTGACAGATTTGGAGCTAATACTTTTACACCACAAAGTTGCTGACTCCAAAGACATTACTGATATTGGTTTCAGAAATAACATACAAATGAAACTAAAGGAAAGGTGTATAACTGTTGTAGAAAAGGAGGAGCAGGTATGATATTCGGATTGTGGGGAGAGGACAAGTCTTGTAAAACAACCTTATCACTGTCATTTCCTAGACCACTAGTTCACATGGAGTTTGATATTGGCGGGTTCAAGCGGGCTGACAGGAACTTTCCTCACCTGCCAATCCATGACTGGGTAGAGAAGGGTGAAATCATATCCGAGAAGTATATAGTTCCATTTCAAATGGGTTCAATCAGCCCTGATAATGTGGTTATACCTAGTAAGATTATAGTAGGTATAAAGGAACTATTCTACAAGTTTGCTGGTAGCTTCATCAAGCATTTGCAGGATGACAATGTAGCCACTATAGTAATTGATACGGCTACCTTGTTGTATGAGCTTACCTGCACAGGGTATATTCAAGAAAAGCAGGAGTTACAACTACCACTAAAACCTGATGGTAGAGGACAAGACAACAAGCCATTAAGAACCTCATTACAACCCATTGAATATAGAGAGCCTTATATTAGAATGAGAGGGTTTGTATACCAAGCCAAGGCACATGATAAAAACCTAGTATTAACTCACCATGCTGCGGATGAGTATGGTATGGTGAGATTAAGGGATGGTACTCTAGGTGAGGGTAAAACAGGCAAGAGAGTAAGGCATGGGTGGCAGCAACTAGGCGATAGCGTTGATGTTATGGTTAATACCTATTGGAATAAGGAAAAGAAAAAGCCATACTGCAAGGTTGAATTAGCCGAGGTGAAAGAGCTTGAAGGTATAGAACTTGAAGAACCAACCTACACTGAGATACTCAGGCTCATCAATATGGTTAAGGGGATAGTATGAGGCATATTATAGCTGAATTGCTTTTGAACGCTGATATTACACTCGCTGAGACGAGCTATATTCTAAATCTGAGCGTCAATGAGCTAAATGAGATACTAGACACACTAGAGAATAAGGATAATAACCTATGACTATTTTAGTGGATATTTTTGAGCCTCAGGAAATTGAATACCTAATAGCACAGTCGGTTGAGGTTAGTAGATTGTCATTGAACCCTAAAGGATTTGCTGACTACCTATTCTACGGGTTTGATGGTCATAGGATACAAGTGGAGAGAAAGCAGATTACTGAGGTGCTAGGTGGTATGGACCACGTGGAAGAACAGTTGAGGAGGGAGTTGGACAACGGTGTAGAGGAAACCATGTTGCTTATTGAGGGTGTATGTGAGCCTGTGTTTGGGTTGAAGATAGCTACCCAAATCTGGCATAAGGTTAAAGGCAAGAAGAATATTATGGTGCCTGGTAAAGTCTATAGTTGTAGTTATACAGGTTATCAGGCATGGAAGAACCAATTAGATAAGGCTGGGGTTACCATAGTTGAGACTTTTGATTATACCGCTACGGCTATGACGTTGGTTGCATTATACCAAAATGCACAGAAGGAGGAGCATAAAACCCTCAAGCGTTATATTAAGGATAGAATACACATTGAGAATTACAATCCTCATATCTATAATCTAATGGCTATTAAAGGTGCAAGGATAGGAGAGGAAATGGCTAAGGGTTTAATAGCTAGGTTTGGGACATACTGGTATACTATTAGTCAGGATACTGAGGAACTAGCAGCTACTACGTTTGGTAAAAAGGAGCAACAGTTTGGGATGGTAAGGGCTAAAAGACTACTAAAAGCCATAGGGAGGAGAGTTTGAATATACTAGACCAGGTAGGGAAGAAGGTAACTCTACTACATCTTAGGTACAATGCACTAAACTACACAAAGGAGACTGAGGTTATAATGGCTGTTAAGGCTCCTAAAGGAGAAATGATGCTGTTTGGCCCACATAAACACATGGATGATAAATGTAAGGCAATAAAAAGGTTTATGGAGGAGCATAAGGATGATTGAGCCAGCTAAGATGGAAGAAGGGGTAGAAGAAATAAGGCGAGCAGTTGGTATTTTATTAAGATTAGCTACTGGTGGAGATGATGAGCAGGTCAAAGCCATTAAGCGGACACTCTCTAATTTAGGTATAGTAATAAAAAAGAAGTGCCCTGATTGTGAGTGGTCTCAATTTACAGATGAGGCAGTAGTAATGACTCCCTGCCACCATTGTAATTGTAGTGGGTATATATATGAACCATTGATTGAGGAGGCAGAAAAACATGGAGTTCGCACCAGAATACCCAAGAAATGAGCAAGGCTGGATAAAGTTCCCTAGAGACCAGAAGATAAGGAAGAATCTGTTTTTCCCTGATGAGGTTATGAAGCATCCAGCCAAGATGAACTTCCACTTGCAACAATCCATAATTGAGTATATAGCTAAGGAAGGTGATGTGCTACTTGACCCGTTTGGTGGCACAGGTACTCTAATGATAGCAGCGTTGCAGGGTTATAAAGTAATCCTAATTGAGATTGAGGAAGGCTACCACAAACTAGAATTAGAGTCTAAGAATAACCTTAATATACAGGTGGCTGGTGCTGGTGATTTAGTTACCTTACTTCATGGAGATAACAGGCTGTTGATGCCCATACCTTGTGACCATATTATTACTTCTCCACCTTATGCCCAAGCTATGAAGATTACTAGGGTAAGGAAGCAACGTGAAGATGCTCCTGATAGTTGGCTGGTTGACCAGGATAAAATGATGCTGGAGTATAGTAAGTCACCACGTAACCTAAGTAAGTTGAATATCTTTCTCTATAATATGGAGATGGAGAAAGTATACAGTCTGGCTTATAGGAGTTTAAGGCTAGGTGGCACACTAACTGTAATTGTGAAGGATAGGATAAACAATGGTGAGAGGGTATATCTAAGTAGGTGGGTGGATAAAGTATGCAGGTCTGTAGGGTTTGAATTAGATAAGTGGGAGAAGTGGTTGACACCAGGTCATGGCTTTACCAAAATAGCCAAGAGTCAAGGGAAAGAGGTAGTCGAGGACGAAGATATTATAATTTATAGGAGGGCAAAATGAGACAGAGTTGGGATGATTATTTTTTCCAGGCAGCTAAACTTGTGTCAACTAGAAGTACCTGTCTACATAGGCAATATGGTGCAGTCCTAGTTAGAGGAAAGCATATAATTTCTAGTGGGTTCAATGGAGCACCTGCTGGTTATCCACATTGCACGGTATGTGCTAGAGAAGGTGTACCTAGTGGTGAGAAACTGGAACTATGTAAGGCTGTCCATGCCGAGCAAAACTGTATTGCTACGGCTGCTAGGTATGGGATATCAACCTTCAACACTGCATTGTATTTGTATCCTGGTGATATTCCATGTCCACTATGTACCAAGCTATTGATAAATGCAGGTATCAGCAAAATATACTACACTCAGACCGATTATCCAGGCTTTGAATTAAGTAAGGATTATATTAACTGGTCAAATATAATACTGGTGAAGCACTAATGTATTTTGCTTATGACCCAACCGCAAACTTTTACTACTATGGTGAGGAGGAACCACGTCAAGGGTTATACAAAGAACTACTAACAGATTCTACCCACCAGTATATAGGGGTTGATGTTGAAACCATATCGTTGAAGGAGAGAGTAGCCATAGGCGTAGGTATATCAGTGAAACCTAATACCAGCTTCTACTTTCCATTATTTCCTACACCATCACCATCAGTTCCTTGGCACCTACTCAAAGATACAAAGGTTAGTAAGGTATTCCACAACGCCTTGTTTGATTTATCCGCATTGAGGGAATATGAAGTGGATGATGTTAATGTGATGGATACCAATGTCATGGCTAGGTTGTTATGTTACAAGTTTGCCGACCTAATGAGTATGTCAGTGGTTCACAAGATGGAAGTCCATGATGTTAAGGAGTATATACCTAAAGGTGGAACAATGCTAGACGTTGCCAGAGAAGTTGTGGCTAGGAAATGTATGCAGGATTCTGGAGCCTGCCTAAAACTTTTCTACGAGCTTTATGAGGATACCAATATGGGCTACCTAAATGTGGAAATGCAGTTGATACCTATAATGATAGAGATGAGTAATAAAGGGTTGCTTATAGACCAGGAAATGAGGCAGCACGTGGAAGATGAGTTGTCTGAGCAGGTTAAATACTATATAGGATTGTGTCAGGAGGTAGGGTTTAGTCCAAGTTCACCTCAACAGATAGCCTATATGCTGGCTAAGAGAGGAGCCTACTCTGGGTTTAGACGGCTGCCATTTACTAAAGGTAGGAGAGGTAACCTGTCTACAGAGGTTAAGGTGCTAAAACAAATGGATGACCCACTAGCCTCTATAGTGCTAAAATACAGGGCTAGTTCTTATCTTCTCTCGCATTACATTAAACCATGGGCACGGGATGAAAGGGCTTATACTAGATTCCACCTAAATGCCATCACTGGTAGACCTAGTTCCACTGATAGGAATATGCAAAATATACCAGGTAAGTTCCGTAAAGATGGTAGCAAGTATGAATTTAATTGTCGTGGTATATTGCTACCTGATAGTGGTGTATGGACTGATATGGATTGGCAGCAACTGGAGCCAAGAGTTTTAGCCTACCTGTCTGGTGATAAGGAAATGCAACATATCTTCTCGCTACCAAAATATAAGCCAGATGGCTCAAGGAATGAGGAAGCAGACATACATTTACAGGTGGCAGTTTTTATGGGTGTGGAGAGGAGGATGGGGAAGTTAATAAATCTGGCTATGTCTTATGGAGCCACAGACATTACTTTAATGGAACACTCTGGTATCAAAAACGTCAATAGGGTTAGGCAGTTGAGGGAAATGTGGGGTAAGAAATTCCCCCAAGCCATAGACTGGATTGACTCAAGGCAGGAGGATGCTCTAAGAACTGGTATGGCTAGAACCATATTCGGTAGGAACATAAGACTACCTTCTCTTGAGGAGGAAGGTCTTGATGACATTAAACGTAAGGCTATAGATTATCCCTGCCAAGGTTCGGCAGCAGAGATATTGAAAAGAGGTTTGATTGAACTTAAAACCCTGCCAATGGCACTACAAATCCACGATGAGATTTTAATTGATGGTTACATCCCTGATTATGAGTTTGAGCCGTTGGAGAACATAGCCCCATTTCATACACCTGTGGATATAAACTACTTTGAGAGGTGGGAGTAATGGATAACTTCAATCAAATGGTAGCTAACGAAAGAACCTACCAAGACACCAAGTGGGGAGAACAGAACCATGAACCTACATGGTGGCTAGCTATATTGGTAGAGGAGGTAGGTGAACTAGCCAAAGCTATTCTAGAGACCGAGCAAGGGTTAGAGGATACAAAGTCTGTAGAGGCTGAGTTGGTTCAAATAGCTGCTGTGGCTAAAGCTATGTGGGAATCTGGTAAACGGCGGAGTTGGCTGTAACAAGGAGGCTCCCTGATGTTGCCTACCAAGGAGCCTCTCGTAGCTTAGGGTTTTATGCCTAAGCAGGCTGCTTTACAGGTACAGAGGAAACTCTCCTTCTGTATTCAGCCTTGTTCTTTAATATGGAGTTGAAGTCGGTTAATCTTGCTGTGCCTTCTGCTCTAAACCTGTCGGCTAACATAAGGTCAGTTTCAGCAGTTGTCTTGTATTGGGCAGCTTCGGATAGGTAGCGGTCCATCTCCATAATATATTGGTTGGCCTCGGATATATGAGCCTGAGCCATATCAATCCTTAACTTGGTATCTGTGAAAAAGCCTTGAGCTATGTTGCTCCAACCTTCTGCTTGTTGGATATAAGTCCTGAGATTGTCAATCCTTACAGTAGCCTCTTGTATAAACCCTAAAGCAGCGGTTGTCCTGGCTTGAGCTATGGTTACTCTAGCTTTGGAATACTCACTATAGTTTTCTGCTACCCTAGAGCCTGTATTAAGTACGTTTATCCTATCATCCCCAGTTTCAAGCAAAGCCTCCGCACCTACAGTAGCTTTACCTAAGTCAGTAGAATCCACGTCATCCAAGTAGGTGTTAGCATCATCCACAGCGGCTAGTATGGCTGTTCTCAACCCAGCTATGTCTGTGGTTATCTTAGTCAACCAAAATACACTATCCTCATTGGTGTTATTATTGAGGAAGGTGGTAGCAGTTCCAGTCTGTGTATGTGCCTCGTTGACATAATCAGTTACCTTGTTAAGTGCTGCCACTACTAAAGTATGCAGGGCAGTAGTTAACCCTAACTCAGTTCTAAGGCTAGCAAGGTCAGTTACCGCCTGTTGCTCATATTGCAGGGCTTCAATTATTAAGGCATAGCCACCAGCACCTATAGCCACTACCTCATCTAAATAATCAGGGTAGCTACCAGGGCTATCCTCACCAGGAGGCATCTGTTTCCTCTCGTAGTAAATAGCTATGTGTTTTTTGTCGGTTAGCTCCTCCTGTGAACGGCCAGTCCCCCTACTACCCACATACATAAAATCACCAATGATACTGTAGGATACAAACTGTTGAGGAATGGTAGTCATCGGATACTGCACCCTCTGTATTCTGGTGACTACAGGCAATATGGAACTAATGTCAATACCTAGCCTAGACTTGGTATAGTCAACTAGATAGGCTGTACCTGCTGCCATGCTACCACCAGTGATGAATTTTATGGCTCCATTAGAATAGTCCATAGTGTAGTCGGTATCTCTGGTGTATGTGGTAGTACCAGCAGCATTAGTAACCTCTTCTGACTCAGGTCTGATTGGCTTATTGGCTAGGAATATATAGGAATCGTAGGCGTTACCAGTACCAACACTAAGGGTGTCACCAGCAGCATTACCAACTACATTGTCTAACTCAACTTGGGTAATCCTCTTGAAATAGAGGTTACCTTGGTATGCAGTACCAGATACCAATATGTCTTTAAGGTACCAACTCTCCTCAATGTAGTTGCCATCTTGGTCGTAGCCTTTGACTATGACAGTTAGACTGGATATAGACTTATTGGCATCGGTTAAGGTAACAGTCAATCGCCTTGGTACATCAGTGGTGAGGGTAGCTATGGTCATAGTAGCACCATCAGTCTCACCTACTAAAGAATGTCCATTGACTAGGGCTGTAGCGGATGCGGTAGCTGGTGTAGTGATGCTCTCATCTGTCACGGTAAAGTCAAGAGTTTCCTCATGCACCCTTTCCAACGGTAAACTACGACTAAGGTCGTCCACAGCCCTTTCAATAGACCTGTCTAATTCAGCCACAGACATTTCGGTATCTATGGTTATCTTTAAGTCTAAGGCTAGTTTATCCCTAAGTCCTTGCTTTGTTAATCCCATAATCACCTCCTGTTTACATGGATACTACAAAATCAGAAAGGGTATCACTGGTACTAATTATACCAGTATCCCGATTGCAATACACAATGAGTATTTCTTCACCGCTTTTAGGGGCACCACAGAACACCTTAATTATGAATACCTCCACTGGACTTTCCCCTCCATTATATATTGCTGGAGTTCCAGGCATAAAAGATGCACCACACCCGTAACTCCTATGCACAGCACAACTGGAATCTTCAGGACATTGTTTGCTATAGAACGGACAATATGCCATTACATCCCCCTCAAAGCATTCCACTTGGAGTAGCTTAATACCAGACTACCTTTTATCCTTACATACCAGATTGTACAAGTAGCTGTTTGGGCAGCCTTATCGGTTAATAATTGAATATAGGCAGAGTTCCAGCCTAAGGTTCTACCTTGTGGGTGTATGGCTAAATTAACTGTACTCTCAGCAGTATCAGCCACAAAGATATTCTCCGCATTTGTTCCATCATAAAACCTCAACGTTGTTGTGGATAAGGCTGTCTTATTAGCTGATAGCAATACATCAGTAACGAATAAGGCTTGGTTATCACCACAACCAATTACAGTTTGTGTTTGCTCACCTGAATTAGTAACAGCCTTGAACTGTCCATACAACCTAGGTGGGGCTGCTGTTAGTAAGACATTACCCCAAGGAGAGTCTTGTGTTAGTAATGGTTCTCCATTAGCACCATAAAGTATTACTGGTGTTGCCATTAGTTACTCCTATTCATGGTAGTAGAACGAAATATGACCGTAGTAGGTGTTATCATTACCTGTATTATATAATGACCATACCTGATTCTTTGGAACAACCCATCCACTATCGGTAGAGAATGTTAACGGACTTACATTAAAGACGTAGATGCCACCAATAGCTGATGTACCTGCGAATGTGGTAATATCAGTACCACCAGCAGCTATGGTGTAGAATAAACCTTCTGCGCCACCAGATATTCCCGACTTCACATTAGTAGGTACTACTGCGGTTCCTCCTGCTGCATAAACAAAGGTTTCGTTAAGCAACACCTTAACATACGGTGGCATTTTATATGAGGCAACAAACAGGGTAATGGCTGTAACAATAAGGTCTCTATCATCGGTATTCTTTATAACACAGATATGTTCTGCTCCATTTGTTCCTACTCCATCTATGGGCATGATGTAGCCATCACCCTTCAAATTTGCTGCGTGCTCCTCGCTAAAACAGGTTGCATGAACCCATAGCTTTCCATCATCAGTTGACTTAATCGGTATTCCACCTCTTCCTTCTAATACTTGTCCCATGTTAATCCTCCTCGTCTATATTTAATCCTGACATACTGGCTAGGCATCTTAAAATAGCCTTTAGCTGTTTAGCTAATCTCTCCAGCAAGGTTTCCTGAGCCTTGAGTATTTCTTCCATCTTCACATATTCACCTCCTAATATATGCCATTCAGTACCATCACAGATAATCATTATGTATTGGTATTGTAAAGTCAATGCTATGGTTAATTCTCCATCTATAGTCTCGGCATCATTACCATCTATAGTTACTGAATGGCCGCTACTATCTGTTTTCTTAATCCAGTATACTTTACTAGGATGGGTAGAGGCTGCTGGCAGGTTAATCTTAACATTAGTAGCGGTTGCATCTACTAGAATAACCATCTCGGTACTAGCCGTATAATCATCAGTTTTACCAGTTTGACTAAATTCCCCAGCCAGCATCACACCATGGATACTACCCTCAGGTATACTAGGGTGCCGTTTCTGAGCTTGTAAGGTTATACCACTAGCAGGTCTACCTTGTTGCTCTCCATAAAACTCAGTCAACTTTTTCATTAGAAGTACCCCATCAACTCCTCATAAAGGACTGCATACCTATCAGAGACAACCCTATCAATGGTATCAATTAGCCTTTTATTCTGTATAACAGTAGGTTCTATAAAGTCTGTGGTTACCTCACCCAAACTAATCTCTAATCGGTTTATACCCTTTATCCTATCAAATATGTGTATTAGGTTGGTAACTCTGGTTAAGGCTACTGTTGGATATTCAATAGAACCAGCTACTAGTATTTTATCGGCACCATAAACCGTATCATAATCATTACTAGCCTTAGCCCTATAATGATATGTTGTACCACTTACTAATCCAGTTATACCTTTAGAGAATGACTCACCACTACTCTTACTATCCGTTGCTGTAGTAGTCCCGTAAGCTGTAGTTTCTCCCCACTCAAAGTTACAATCAGTGGTAGTATCACCACCATCACCAATCAATGTTCCATTAAGAGTAGCTGTGGTAGCTGCAATATCAGTTGCTCCATCAGTCCTAACTGTAGTATTACTTGTAGCTGTAATAACTAGTTGGGGTTTGGGTGTCCAATCAACCGTATAAAATATGGCTTTATATACCTTAAAGCCTTCCCAAGCAGGAGGAATATTCGCAGCATCATAGGTAGCTTCTCTCAACCCTAGCCTGATAATACCATCCCCAAGTAATTGACTTTCTATATAAGCTATACCTGTTTCATTAAATATGAATTCTGTATACTCCCCTTCAGTCATGTCACCATGCCCTAGAGCAGTTGCCAAAGGACTAGTGCCAATTTCTCCATAATCAGCATTTACAAGGCCAACATCTGAAGCTGGTGTTGCTAAGTATATATTCCAAGTAGGAACTACAGCACCCACAAAATCATTAGTCTTATCATAACAGTATAGACGAAGCTTGATACCTGATATAGTAATGTCTGATGGCAGTTCTGATAGGTCAAACAAAAGGATTGACCTAAACATGATGGTATACTCATCAGTATCACCAGTTGTTCCAAGGTTAGCTTCAAGATATTTGTCGGTATCATCATGTGCTTCTCCCTCACCATCCCTCATTTCAGCCCATGTTCCATCGGTTGTTCTATAGACTATCCCATCAAGTATTGGATTAAAAGTCACGGACATTATATTCCCCTCGCATCATGGACAGTTACCTTATCGTATAGCTCCACGCTGGAATCATGCGGGATTATTAGTTTACCTGCTAATTGTTCAGCCTTAATTCTGGTTAGTATAGCCGCTGCCCTATTGTCGGCATCAGTTTGGTTGGTTATGGTTCCATCCATATAAGGCTGTAGTACCTCAGTGTATTTAGCAATTTCAACAGCATCTTCAGATGTACCAGTAATAATATCATCAGTTGTCCAAGTACCATCCTCTCCTTGATTGCAAAATACCGCTATACTATTAGGTATTAGTAAGTTAACCTTCTCGGTGTACTCAAAGAAGTAATGGCCTTGGTTATCATAATAATTCTCATTGGCGGTATCAGCCTCTTGTGGATAAACTATCTCTACTTCAGGGTAGTCGTACCCATAATTAGCCTTTATTCTTAGGTAACATTTGGTCATACTAATAAGCCTGTAAAGAACCGAGGCGGCGTTCTCATAGGGCATTTCATTAACATCAAAGATTGGTTTGAAATCATTTAATATACCATCATCCACAGTAGGACTAGCTGCTAAACTCCAACCCATAGCAGTTTCTACAACTTCCTCAATCAGTTCGTAGATGGTATGGGTAGCGTTAAACTGGAAATTATAGTAAGGAGCAGAACCATAAGCCATAACCCTCTGCTCTCTTAGGTATGCCCAAGCACCTGTACAATAAAGCTGGCAGACTACAATACCTTCCATAGAGGTAACCCACTGGTTCTTTACCCAAAGAGGAGCAGCATAGGCGTACTCAGCGGTATCGTTGTTGCCGTTAGGTTCAGCTACAGCCTCGCCAGTGATGTGACCATATCCTATTCGGAAAAACTTCCCTGTTAGGTCAACAGTGGCTATATCCAAGGCACGGTCATCATTACGCAAAATAACTGTAGCCCTATCCCTGTAGGCTTCCTCATGGTGCTCGTTATACAATAGCCTATCGGAATAATCAGTATCATTTACATAGATGCGGGTGTAAGGAGTATTAGATACCGCTTCTTGTTCTGCCTGTAACTCTGTTGATAAGGTTCTCACTACCTTCTCCTCAAATTGACAAAACTACTAAATGGATTCATAGGAGTATACCTCTGCCTACCTAGCTGCATTCTACCTCTACCAGCAATAGCTCTATGTGCTACATGATGGGTAATTCTACCTATAGGTGATTGCCTCCACATAGTTGTAGAAGGTCTGTATTGGTATCTGGTAGTACCTTTCCTCAAAGCAATCTTTTTAGGTTTTCTAGCCCGCAATAAACTCATGCTAATCTCCTTTTTGCCAAGGTATATATTTCTTACCCCAAAAGAAGTGTCCATTGATATAGCCAAAGGTGTAGAAAATCAGGAAGAATAGGACTCCTACCCATCCAGCCCAAATATACACCCATATGCCTATAAAGAACCAAGCCATCTGCATAAGGTACTCAAACTGGTGCCAAATATCCCTAGTTATGAAAGTCCAAGGACGACCACCTATCAGGCTCCATAACTTCTTATAGGGATTAAAGGTTAACCATTGTTTCCAATTCATATTATACTCCAAGTAAATGTCTTTGCGATTGATAAATTGCCCTACCTACTTCGGCAGAATAGTATTGTGTAAGTATAAAAGGAAGGGCTACCGAGCATTTGCAATACGATGTTGCATAATTTATTTTGCCAAAAGTCAGACTTGCTCCGGAAGTATACATAGGAGCAGCACCTTGAATTGTGCTAGTCCCTGGTGTATCTCCGTTTAACATAAAAGAGTGTGTTGTCCCATCCCAAGTAAAAAATATGTGATTCCAAACACCAACAACTATTGTCTTTGCTATAGAACTAGGTGTGGAGTTAAACCCAAAAAGGCGGATTGCGGTATTAGCATCAGTTCTTTGTAGTACAAACCCACTATAGCTCCCAGATACCAATCTTGATATATATGCGCTATAATCTGCCCCACCTGTATCATTCCTAATCCATGCAGAACCAGTAAATGCAGTAGCGGTATCTAAGGCTGATATATTCCCGCAATCCGTAACCGCATCTGTCCCATTAAAAACCTGATATGGTATCCCATTCTGATAAGCCCAGGTAGTATTTGTTAAAGCTCCATGATTACCTTGCCCACTCAAGTCTTTTATAACAGCACCCGAACCAGGAAACCCAGTTAAGTTTAATACACAACCATCTTCATTTAAGGGATGTCCATTAATATAAGAGGCTCTTGACGTGTGTCTACCTTGAGGTCTAGCCCCATTGAAGGTAGTACCTGTCTTCCATTCTCTATCTAAGTGCATACCATTTAATACTGTTTTCATATCAACTCGTAGATAAAGGTTAATCCATAAACATCACCATCAGTGCCCGTATAGGCAACGTCTATTTCATCATCTGCATAAAATTCAAAACCTACACCAAATGTCTGGATAACATCTGTTACTCCAGTTGAACCAGCTACCGAATATAACAAGTCATCGTACACGGCGGCGACTGAACCATTATCATTGGTTATAGTGAACGTGTCCTGAGTTTGGGCAGACGCAAAGTGGCATCTCACACCGAGCAACCTAAAAGCTGCCCCAGGAGCTAGTGTCTTAGCTATTGCTCCTGTTCCCGTGTCTCTTTGGAAGAGTGGTCTATGGTAAGGTATACTAGTTGCTGCTTTAATTTCCCAATTAGCACCATCATAAGTAATATACATAACACCAGTATCATACTCGTAGAAGGTGGAACCAATTGGAACTTCTGAGGTAGCTACTCCACCAGAAATTATTGTGGTGGGTTTAGTATCTGTGGATGCCCCTATATACCTACGGATTGGTCTTTCAAGTTGTTTGACTGTCATAATAACCTCCTTTTTTCGGTTAGCTTATTCTATTGTGGTCTTCCTTCGCCAAGCTCCTTGCCTGTTTTTTCCCTTGCTATACTATAAGACATACCAGCACATTCCTCTTGGGTTTTACCCTCTTGGATACAGGCTGCTATAGACTTACCTATAGCTTCTCTGATTGAGGTTAGCGGGGATTCAGGTGTTAAATTTTCAACCGCTAGTGGCATTTTATACCTCCTTTATACCTCCGTGCTTTTCCTTTTCTACTTCCTTAGCTGTCTTATAAGGTTGACCAGGTCTAGGAAAAACCCCACTATCAGGCTTCCATCCTATCTTCTTGTAGCCTCTACCTCCTCCTAAATCCTGGAGCATTGTTAAGGGTTCAGCAAACCTAAAGTTAGGACTAGAAATCCTTAACTTTGCAGGTTTCCCACATTGACAAGTAGCCTTGTTCCTATTGTCCATATTATGGAACTCCTCAAACCTGGAACCACATTCACATTCGTATTCATATAATGGCATAATATTTATTTAGGGGGAGCAGTCTCCCACTCCCCCCTTGCCTCCTTAGGTTATGCCTAGCTTAATCTTCCTTGCAGCTACAATATCAGCAGGTAATCTATCTGGCTTAAATGCAACCTTGATACCAGACCACTCCACTGTCTCAAGTACCTCAATCATTGAAGCTGTACTCTCCTGTACTTCCTTACCTAAACCAAGTACATCACAGAAGGATTGCATCTGCGAGGTAGGAAGGGCTATAATATTAGGCTTTTTCATATCCTCTCCTTACTTGTCTATTTGGAGTTTAATCAGCCAGGTAGAGCCAAAAGAAGCACCTGAACTTGGAAGCATATAACCTGCACGTTGATTAAGAGCACCACTTGCTCTGGTCTCTATCTTGATAGTTCCATCAATATGGAAGAAACAATCATGGTTGCTAGCAGCTGCCCCAATTTCCTCATTGTAAGGAACAACATAACAAGGACCCCAGGACTGAACCCATTGCCAAGTAGATGCGATTGGGTCAATAAGAGTAACACCAGGACAGGTAGCGTAGTTGATACCTCCAGCCCAATGCTGTATGAGACCTTTGTATTCGTTCCTATTTAGGAAACAAGATGCTTGACTAGCACTAACAGCCTCCACAAGCCCATGGTCCAAAGTAAGGTCAACATCACCACTAGTCCTGCCAAGAAGTTCAGTGGTGCTTGCAAGAACCCTGTATGAACTGTAAGGATTAGTTCTAGGCATAAACCAACCACCTGCAAAATAATCCTCTACAGGCGTAGTATCCACATCTAGCGTACTTGCTAGAACACCTATTACAGTATCACCAGCAACACCAGCAGTAGCACCTACTGTACAAGTATCCATTTCAAGCCCATTGAATAGACCTATATTTGCCTTGTTGGCGGTATAAACTGTGGCTACATAACCAAAGTGGAATGCTCTATCTCCGTCGATGAATTTAGTGCCAACAGGGTATGACTGAGATGTTTCACCAACGGATGAGTTAGCTAAAGGATTGGGTATCACTAGATTACCCCATACGCCTTCTGGTTCACCACTGAACCATACTGGCATTATTATATACCGACCACTGTTTGACCTTATGTCATGGTTGATACCTATAAAACTTCTGTTTGTCCCCATTTTTATTTTTACCTCCTTTAAGGTTTATATGGGTTGTTTGATTATGCAGTTATCCCAGAATTGTCCACGTCATGAATCCTACCTAAGCATAAGGTAGAGCCTAGAAGCAAGGTGCCGTAGGAGTCCATTCTCATCCCACCGGCATTATAATCCTCTAGTCTTTCCCAGGTAAAGATTTCGTAAAAGTCACCAACATTTTCAGTTCCACCAAAAGCAAAGGTAACTCCAGCTTCTTTAGCCATCACATTACCATGTCTGATACCGAAGATGGAGAAAGTCCTATCACTGGTATAAACGGCTCTCTTATTACTGGTAGCACCTGTACCAGTGTTGGATTCCTCATCAACCAAATAGTCGGTTCGGATTATAGGAATACCAGCAAAATACATGATTGGTCTACCTATTTCGTTCATACCTCTGGTCAACAGGCTGATATCACCATGAGTAGGCTCATCCCTGCTCTCGGTGTAGAATCCTCTTTCAGCGTAGGCAGCGTCAATACGGATACCTATTTCTGAAGGAACCCATAGCTCATCACAACCAAATTTCATGGCATCAATCATACGCCTGAGTAGGGAGAGTTTAAGTCCTGCATCTTCGTTGTCAAGGTTAAGGTCAGAGTTAGCTACCACTGTGGCTGAGTTTGG